AGGCTGGTGCGCAACGCCATCCTGTTCGTGCCCCGCAAGTTCAGCAAGACAACGAGCACCGCCAGCCTCGCGACCTACGAGCTCTATGCCGGTGACGCTAACGCGCAGGCCTATTGTGCCGCCAACACCTACAAGCAGGCGCAGATCTGCTTCAAGGAGATTTCCAAGATAACGAGACAGACCGACCCCAAGCACAAGTATTTCAAGGCCACGCGCGAGACGTTGAAGTGGGTGGACGGAAACCCCTGGGGGAAGGAGAGCTTCGTCGAGTGCCTGACTGGTGGAGGCGGCACCAAGGACGGCTTGTCGGCTTCCCTGGTCATCTTCGATGAGTACGCCGCAGCCAAGTATGTGGCGGGGCACAGCGACAGTGCGGAGCTCATGCAGGTGCTTCGCTCTTCCATGGGTACGAGGCTCGAGCCGTTGACGGTCATCATCACCACCGCCAGCCGTGTGGTGGCTGGTCCCTTCGAGGTCGTCGAGCTGGACAACGCCAAGAAGACGCTTCTGGGCGTGATAGACAACGACGCAGAGTTCGCCCACATCTTCCAGCCTGACGCGTGGGAGATGGATGACGAACACATCGGCATGCCGTCGGTGTGGCGCAAGTGCAACCCCCACATCGGCATCACCATACACGATGAGTTCTACGGCGAGCAGTACGAGGCCGCCCTCAATGACCCAGACAAGATGATAGAGTTCAAGACTAAGCTTCTGAACATCTTCGTGGCCGGGAACGTGCAGGCGTGGATGCCGCTGAGCATCACCAGGCACCTCGTCACTGAGAAGGGAGTGCGCCGGGGCCTCGAAGGCATGCCGTGCATGGTGGCTCTCGACCTCTCCGTGTCGGATGACTTCTCCGTCGCTGTCTATAACTGCTACGACGATGAGACTGAGACCTTCCACATCGACCTCGACTGCTACATCCCTGAGGAGACCCTCCGCACCCATCCCAACCGCCGCCTATACCAGCGTTGGGTGGATGACGGGTGGATGCGTGTGTGTCATGGGAAGATCATCGACGGGGACCAGATAGCAGAGGACATCATGGACGCTGCCGACCATGTGGACATTCAGGGCATCGGCTACGACGCATACAAGAACGCCCTCGTCATCAATCCGCTCCGTGCCGCCATCGGTCCTGTGGCCGACAGGATACTGAAGGCCGTGCCACAGACGCAGGCCAACTTCACCAATCCCGTCGAGGTGTTCGAGATGCTGGCCAAGTGCGACCGCCCCAAGGTGTTCTTCTCGCAGAACCCCATCCTCCCCTACTGCTTCGCTAACGCCTACATCGACACCGACACGATGGGCAACAAGAAGCCGTACAAGATGAAGGCGAACCTGAAGATAGACGCATGTATCGGCACGCTGATGACGTTCTGGCTGTGGAACAGGACGTGAAAAGTAAGCGAAACGGCCTTTTCTCTTGATAAAGTAAAAAAGCGAAAATTATGTTTGAAGACCTTTTCGGTTTTAGGATAGTACGCCGTGAGGACGACACACAGGCACAGCAGGGATCGTCGGGTGCTGACGGAGTGACCAACACAGGGCGCACCGTCCACCTGTATGGGAGCGAGTGCCTGACGGTGTCGGCAGTGTACCGCGCCGTGGACCTCATCTCCTCGGGTGTGGCCTCGCTGAAGCTGGAGCGCAAGAGGTGGAACCGCGTGAAGAAGTGTTTCGTCCTCGATGAGACGACAGACGGACGGTGGGAGAACTACCTCCTCAACGTGAAGCCCAACGACTATCAGAATGCCTTCGTTTTCTGGAAGGGAGTGGTTACACAGCGTCTGCTCAACGGCAACGCCTACGTCCTGCCCATGTGGCGTGACGGCTACATCGAGAAGCTCATCCTCCTCCGTTCCAACGCTGTGTCCTACGACTACCTGACCAACACCTACAACGTGACCGCCGAGGAGTACGGCATCAGCGGCGAGACCTACCCCGCCCGCTCTATCTGGCACTTCAAGAACCTGAGCGTGGACGGCGGTCTGACCGGCATCAGCACCATCGCATACGCCGCCCGCACCATCGACGTGTCGGCCACCGGTGAGAGCGAGACCCTCAACCGCTTCGCCTCTGGTGGTAGCTTCCACGCCATCCTCCAAAACAACACCGCAAGCGTCGGCATCGGCAAGTACAAGGACAAGAGCCTGAAAGCTCTCTCCAAGGATTTGCAGGAAGCCGTGAACAAAGGGAGCAACATTCTTGTCGTCCCCGGTGACGGCAAGCTGACACCGTACACGATGACCAGTGCCGACCTTCAGTTCCTGGAGAGCAGAAAGCTGACCGTGCGAGACATCGCCCGATTCTTCAACGTGCCCGCCGCCCTCCTGATGGACGACAGCGGCAGCAACTACAACACGATGGAGCAGGCGAACATCGCCTTCTACTCGCAAGCCCTTCGCCCTATCCTGTGCGACATCGTTGGCGAGATCACTGGCAAGAGACTAACCGAGCGCACCGCATACGAGGTGAAGTACACGCACGACGTGTCGGGCATATACACCACCGACCTCAAGAGCCGCATCGACTACGAGAAGGGGCTCCTTGAGACAGGACAGGCGACCGTGAACGACCTCCGAAGGAGGAACGACACCGCGCCAGTGGAAGGCGGCGACACCGTCTATATGTCGGTGCAGGTGCAGCCACTTAACCAACAGCAACAAGAACCACAGGAAGGAGGTGAGTCATGACATACATCACACTCGAAGAGCTGAAGCAACAGGCGAGAGTCGAAGACAACCTCTCCGATTCCCTACTGACCATCTACGGCAACGCAGCTGAGAACGCAGTCATCACCGAGACGCGATGGACAGCCGAGGAACTGCTCGAGATGGGAAACGGCACCATGCCAGCCGAACTGAAGGTGGCGATGCTGATGACAGCCGCCCACTGGTACCGCTGCCGTGAGAGTGTGTCGAGCATCGCCTCGACCGCCATCCCATACGCCTACGAGTATCTCGTTAAACCTTTTGTGAAGCTCAGCGACAGGGAGGAGGTGGGCGAATGATTGCAAGCGGGACCATGGATGAGCGCGTCGGCATCCAGAAGCCGACCATGACACGTGGAGCGTCGGGCTCGCAGGTCATCACCTTCGCCAGCATCGGCTCCAGGTGGGCATCGGTCAAGTACCTGAAGGGGGCGCGCGCTTTGTCGTCGGGTGAGATGCTGATGACAGGCACCATCAGCGTGACCATGCGCTCCATGGCCGAGCTGACCGACGACTGCCGTCTCGTATGGAACGACAAGACCTACCGCATCACGAGCCTCAACAGGTCACGGAGCGAGGGCACGGTGAGCATCCTGGCAGAAGTAATAGACATCAATAACGAATGAGCATGGCAGACTCTAAGGACTTGACCGTTTCGCAGGTCATCATCAAGATTGACACCAGCCAAGCCGACGCGAAGGTGCGTGAGCTCATGCAGTTCTTCCAAAAGAAGCGCAAGTATATCCGCCGCATTATGGCCGGTCCTATAGCCAACGCAAAGAAGAAGGTGCAGGTGGCCGCAAGGGGTGCGATGAGGTCAGACCCCCGCCAAGCATACAAGGCCGTGCGTGGCTATGTGTGGAAGCGCGGTGACATCGGCATGAGCGTCAGCATCATGGACGGGAAGAAGAGAGGCGGCAAGACGTACAGCCGTGTCCGCAAGATACACCGCCCCATCAAGGAGCGCACCCTCCAGATCGATAGTTACATGGGAGCCGACCGCGGATTCGTCCTCCGAGCCCTGGACCAGGGCCACGGCAACATCGTGACAAAGCTGAAGACAGGAGGAGTGGGAAAGCTGCCGATGCTCCCCGCTAAAAGGTTCTTCGCACGAGCCGCTGAGCCAGCCGTGAGCGAGGCCGCTGAAGAGGTCGCCCGCCGCATATCCATCCTCATCAAGGAGGTGAGCGAAGGCAAAAAGTAAGCGAAACAAAGTTTTTCAACGAATAGTAAAAAAGCATGGACAACGAAATCAGATACACCGACGAACAGTTCCTCCTTCGCGAAGAGGAGAACGGAAACGTCATCGAGGGCTACGCCATCGT